AGGAACATACAGGATAGCGGGTGTAAACTTCAGACAAACTCCAGGTCAGACTTCAGGTAGCACTAGTCAAGTAGTTGTTCTTGAAGGAGGACGTACTTACAATGCAGTCATTGTTAGTAACTCAGGTGGGTTCAGATTGAAAAACAATAATAGTCAGTTGTGTTTCATGGATCGCGATGATGATGATTGTAATGCAAAACTTGACATTACCCCAGGTTCTAATGTAGACTTCTTTGCATCAACATCATTAGACCTAACTACAAGATCTGCTTCCAATTTAGGTAATCTTATTTGGAATACCAGAGATTCTGTAGGTTATGAACTCACTACAATTGCATCCGAAGGAGGGTATTAATGGACTTACCAAAGATAAAAAATGAAGATCTACCCAAGGAACTCAAAGAGATCCTAGGTGATGGAGACGCAGAGTTTGAAGCGATCATGGATCCAATGGACTATATGGACATTCAATTTGATCCTGACGCATGGTATGAGGGAAGAACTAAAGTTGCTGAGATGCTAGTTGAATCAAGAAAAAAACTAGAGGAAATCCGAAATGAGATTAAAAGACACGATAAAGGCAGCGAAAAAAATTATTAAAGCACGCAAAAATAACAAAGCGTGCTATACTAAAGAGGAAGTTTTATACGCAAAACTCCTGAAGCGACGTGCCGAAACAATGTTAGAGATCAAACACAATGTACGGTCATCAGAAAACACTTGACAAAACTTCGGGATCATGTTAGTATAAATACTCGGTGAAGGTGGGACGCCACCCGATTAAGTACTTCCGAATGCCTCAATTACTCGCGCTAGGTTCTTCTTCAATCACCTAACACGATGTCATGTCGAGACATCTATCATCTGCTGACCAAAATTTTAATCAGCAAGTAAAATCTTTTAAACAAAATGATCAAATCAACAATCGCAGCACTCGCTGCAACTCCTCTTCTTTTCTCTGGTGCTGCGTTTGCAGGTCCTTACGTTAATGTAGAAGCAAACGGTTCTTATCCTGATGGTGCATACACTTCTGGCAACGTTGAATTCCAACTTGGATATGAAGCAGTGACCGATGGCGGTCTTGCTTGGTACGCTTCTGTAGGACCTACTGTAGGACATTCTGAAGCAACTGATGAGTTCGGTGACACTGAACTTGCAGGATACCTTGGAGCATCTAAGGGAATCAGCGAGAAGGTTTCCCTTTACGGTGAAGTCTACGGTGTAACTAACGATTCTGACTTTGATATGTCTGGAAAAGTGGGTGCAAAATATACCTTCTAAGATACACTATATAAATTAAACCTAGGGGATCTAAGGGTCCCCTTTTTTATTCTCCTTTTTATGTTTATGAACTTCGCTGTTTACACTCGTACTGGTTGCCCTTACTGCACAAAAATTAAACAGGTGCTTGAGGGAAAGGGATATAATTTTAGAGAATACAGATTGGGGGTTGACTTTGAGCGCGATGCGTTCTATAATCAATTCGGTAATGGATCTACCTTTCCTCAGGTAGTTCTTAATAGTACTAATCTTGGTGGTTGCACTGAGACTGTACAATACCTCCGTGAAAACAATCTTATCTAATAATGGATGAATTTTATGAACTTGTGGAACGATCGATTGATTGTGCTTTTGAACAAAACAAATTTTATTTCAAAGCATACGACTATCTAAAGTCTCGCAAGGTGAAGAGGAGAGAGATAACTGAGTTTATCCAATCCTCATCTGCTGATACCTTATCACAACTCTGTTATGATTTGGATGCATACATTAAGGGTGGGTCTGATTCAGAACATCGATTCATCCGTGAAGCGTATGGTCACCTTGGAAAACCAAGGGCAAGAAAGATCAAAGACTATCTGTACAAGATCTTACAAGATGCTTGGCAATATGAAATAGATCGTAGACCAGGGCGCAGGAAACCTTCTAAATAATATTAACATCAAACATAGGAGGTTGGTTTCCATTTATTATAACTTTCATCTAAGGAGGAAACCATGCTAATAGCACTAGCAACTTTAGTTACCATCGGTGCATTCATCTTAGGAATCACTGTTTCATGGTTAGCAAAGGGTTACGTTGAAGACTACATCGAAAACGCTGCCTACGCAAAATCAGTTACACATCCAGAGATGCTTGACGAGGACGGTAACATTTTACATGATGAACTTATCTACGTCAGACCTACATCACCTTGGGATATCCAAGACTTAGACGACGACGAGGAAGACTGACTTCATTATTTTAAAATCATTATGGCAACACGAAACATGGACAACAGCAACCCTAGGTTGCTAATCAGTGAGGTTTTACGAAAAGTCTCAAACGCAAAAACTAAAGAAGAGAAGGCAAAACTTCTCAACAAACATAATAGTCAAGCACTCAGGTCACTTTTGATCTGGAACTTTGACGACAGTGTAATTTCTATGCTCCCTGAAGGTGAAGTACCATACACACCCAACGATGCACCAATAGGAACTGATCATACTCGACTAGAACAAGAGTACAGAGGTTTGTATAGGTTCGTTAAAGGTGGTGCTGATAAACTACCTAGTCTTAAGAGGGAGTCTATTTTTGTGCAACTGTTAGAAGGGTTATCTGCTGAAGAGGCAGAACTTCTTGTTCTTGTAAAGGATAAGAAACTCACCAGTAAATACAAAAGGATTACTCGTTCTACAGTTGCAGAAGCATTTCCAAACATCGATTGGGGTAAACGAAGTTGAAAGTTCTATACGAGAACTGCGATAAAGAAAAGGCAAACGACACTTCGTTGCCTTACACTGCCTACCTTGTAACCTATAAGGTGGACGGTAAAGAACGTTACGACGTTACTATCTCCCAGAAGGGAGTGGAGTTGTTCGATTATTATTATGATCTCTATAAAAAAGACTTCGTAACTTTTATCCAGACTAAAGGAAACATCAATCCTAGACTGTGGCAAGACCCATCAGAGGCAAAGAAACCTACCAAGAAGAAAAAAACCAGATGAATGTAAGTTTGATTTCGGTCACTCCCGATGCAGAGAAGACTATTGGTTATGTAGCGAGGGTGAGCAACCCTAACAATCAAAGTAACCCTAAGGTATCAGGGTTGCTGAAGTATTGTATTAAACATCAACACTGGAGTATCTTTGAACAGGCGTTCATGACTCTAGAAATATCAACTACAAGAGCAATCGCTGCACAAATTTTGCGTCACCGTAGTTTTACATACCAAGAATTTTCACAACGCTACGCTGATAGTTCTCTACTAGGTAAGATTGATTTACCGAAACTCAGACGTCAAGACACAAAGAATCGTCAGAATAGCATCGATGATGTTGACGAATTCTTAATTCAGGAGTATGATATAAAGATGCGTAAAATTATTGATGACTCCTTTGCACTTTATGAGGAAATGCTTAATCACGGTATTGCCAAAGAATGTGCTAGAATGATTCTACCTTTATGTACACCCACCAAACTTTATATGTCTGGTAGTGTTCGGTCTTGGATGCATTATATCTCATTGCGTTCTGGACATGGTACACAACAGGAGCACATGGATATCGCTGACGCTTGTAAGCGTATCTTTGTCGAACAATTTCCTACAATTTCTGAAGCAATGGAGTGGAACTAATGCCTACTTATCCTGTAATTAACAAAAAAACGGAAGAGAAGAAAGAACTCTCCATGTCAATGAAAGAGTATGATCAATGGCGAAAGGATAACCCTGACTGGGACAAGGACTGGTCTGCAGGTATCGGAGGACACATGTATGGCACACCTAAGATGGACAATGGTTTCAAAGAAGTCATGTCTAAAGTCCAGAAGGCACACCCTAGAGCAAACTTGAGTCGATTCACTTAAATTATGGCAAGAGCACGAAAAGGAACTAACAATCCTAAAACATTTCCAAATGGTATGTCTAAGAAGCATATGAAACGCAAAAAACCTATTGATGCATCCTATCTGGTTCCTATCAAACCATTGACTGATAATCAGAAGACTGCTTTTGCTCAGTACAATGAGGGTAAAAATCTTTTACTCCATGGTGCTGCAGGTACAGGTAAGACTTTCATCACATTGTATCTTGCTTTACAACAAGTACTTGACGAAAACACACCTTATGATAAAATATACATTGTAAGGTCTTTGGTTCCTACCAGAGAGATTGGTTTCCTTCCAGGTGACCATGAGGATAAGAGTGCTCTCTATCAGATTCCATACAAGAACATGGTTCGATACATGTTCAGTATGCCTGATGATAATTCATTCGAGATGCTTTACGACAACCTTCGTGCACAAGAGACTATTAGTTTCTGGTCCACTAGTTTCATTCGTGGTGTTACTCTTGACAATGCTATCGTTGTTGTCGATGAATTTTCTAACTTAAACTTTCATGAGTTAGATTCAATGATCACCAGAATTGGTGAAGAAAGTAAGATCATGTTCTGTGGTGACATCACCCAGTCTGATCTAACACGAGAGAATGATAAGTCTGGTATCTCAGACTTCATCAGAATCTTAGAACAGATGAAAGAGTTTGCATGTATCGAGTTTGATATCAATGATATCGTTCGCTCTGGTCTTGTGAAGTCTTATCTCATCAGCAAATACAACCTAGGATTATAATGTTTGACTTCGTTAAAGTAGACTTCAAAGAAACTGAAGTTCAACCTGTGAATAAAGATGGTGTTCGTTTCTATAAAATACCTGATACTGATAAATACTTTCCAAGTGTTACCTCAATCACATCGTTTCAGAACGCACAGTTCTTCAAAGAATGGAGAACCAAAATTGGTGAACAAGAGGCAAATCGTATCACTGCTAGAGCAACACAACGAGGCACAACCTTTCACAGTATTACCGAAGATTATATCCGAGGCAATCTAGACATCGATCAGTACATGGAGAACAATCCATTGGCAGTTCGTATGTTTCAATCCGCAAAGAAAGATCTCAATCGTATTTCAAACATACATTGCTTAGAAACTTTCCTATACTCTCACTATCTCGGACTAGCAGGTCGTGTTGACTGCATTGCTGAGTTCGATGGCGAGTTGGCAGTGATCGATTTTAAAACTTCAACTAAAGAAAAGAAGGAAGATTGGATCCAGAACTATTTTGTTCAGGAGACTGCATACGCAGCAATGTTCCTCGAAAGATCTGGAATCGAGGTAAAGAAAATTGTCACACTCATTGCCACTGAAGAGGGCACTATTCAAATATTTGAGAAGTACAATCTTGATGACTATTTACAGTTACTCAAAACCTACATCTCTGAATTCGTCGCTTTCCATAATGGTTGATAAAGTATTATCAAATGATGGTAAGAAAAAGTCTGCCAAGAAGTCTGCTGAGGACAAGTTCCTCACACCTACAAAATTTTCTCAAGAGATTGAGAGACTTGTAAAGACTAGTGGAGGACTAATTTCATACATCGAAGCAGTAGTTACATACTGTCAAGAAAATGAAATCGAATTGGAGACGGTTCCAAAGTTATTATCTAAACCTCTCAAGGAACGCTTGAGACATGAGGCACAACGTCTCAACTATATGAAACAGACTTCTAAGGGAGTGTTACCACTGTGACAGGGTTTGAAGTTTACAAAACTTACCTAGCACTCAAACAACATTTCACAAAGACAGACTACGATTATGAAAAGTATCGAGGTAAAGTTCGTGCTTCCGAACAATCCTTTGAGCAGAGACTTGATCGATACTTTTTCAAAAAACTAGCGGTGAAGTTCAAGGATCATGAAATCTTTGATTACTTCATCGCTAACTTTTTGTCAAATCCTAGAGGGTATATCAAATCATTTAGTGTGGAAAACTATACCAAATGGAAGATTGCACGAGAGTCTTTGACTTATAAATTTAAAGAAGACGTGAACGTTTTATTAGATGATCTCGAATCACCTTATGATCAATCGTTTGAAGACATCTTTAAAGCAAGCAAAGGTAATCATCCTCCACTGTTGAAGAGATACTATGCTAATGAAGTTTCATTGGATACCTTAGTCATCTTTGAAAACTGTTTGGGTTATATCGATAACCTTTCTAAGATATTAGTTGACCCTATCTGGGAAGATACTAAAATGAAAGTAACCAAATACAAACCCTTTCTACAGGTAGACTGTAAGAAATACAAGGGTGTTATACTAGACGTAATACACACAAAGCTATGAGTTTTTTTGATTCTGAACAAGTCCAAGAAAATCTTAACGATATCTTCCACACTTATCAACAAGTTGCTATGGTGACATCACAACTTGCAGAGATGACTAAGGAAGAAAAACTGGAACACATCGATGGGTGTAAGCAACTCATTGAGAAGCAGAAGAATTTCTACTTCCGTCTCTCCCTTGCTGCCAAAGAGGACGAAGAGGCAAAGGAAATGAGAGAAAGGATTCACCAGTTAACTAAAGCATTCGGGTTCAAGGACCTGATGGACTGCATGGATGCAATGGTTGTGACACTCGAACAAGCAGCACAACAAGAACTTGACAGACCCTAAATAGTATGCTACGATAACTCAGTAGTACAAAAACCAAATCCAAACAATACGGAGAATACACTATGTCTTTCGCATCATTAAAGAAAGCATCTGCAACTGGTAACACACTTGCAAAACTAACACAGGAGATTGAGAAACTCAATCAACCTCAACAGAGTTCATCCAATGTAGATGACCGTCTTTGGAAACCAGAACTCGACAAATCAGGTAACGGTTATGCTGTTATCCGATTCCTACCTGCACCTGACAGTGAAGAGATTCCATTTGCAAAAGTGTGGAGTCATGCATTCAAAGGACCTGGTGGGCAATGGTACATCGAAAACTCTTTGACTACTCTTGGTAAGCAAGATCCTGTCTCTGAGTATAATACAGAACTTTGGAACGCAGGTGGCGAAGGTTCACCTCAACGTGCACAAGCACGAGCACAGAAAAGGAAACTCTCTTACTACTCAAACATCTACGTTGTCAGTGATCCTGCACATCCTGAGAATGAAGGTCGGGTTTTCCTTTATAAGTATGGTAAGAAGATTTTTGACAAACTTGTCGAAGCAATGCAACCTGCATTTGCAGACGAGCAACCTCTTGATCCTTTCAACTTCTGGGAAGGAGCGAACTTCAAGTTGAAGATTCGTAAGGTCGATGGTTACTGGAACTATGATAAGTCAGAGTTCGCAGCACCTGGTGCCCTTCTTGATGACGATGCTAAACTTGAGTCTCTTTGGAAGCAAGCATATTCTCTTGCTGACTTTGAAGCACCTAAGAACTTTAAGTCATATGAAAAACTTAAAGAGCGTCTCAGTCTTGTCCTACAGTTGACTGCAGCACCAAAACCTGTTGATGAGTCCCTTGAGGATGAGTCTGAAGGACTTGGAGCACGCAACACAACTCCATCTTGGGGTACAGAGGTGAATGACTTTCGTGAGAAAGCAGTCGCTTCCTCTCCTGTAGACACAGAAGAAGATGCTTTGTCTTACTTCTCTAAACTCGCTGAAGAAGAATGAAAACCATCCTTGCTGCTATTTTAGTGGCAACCTCGATGTCGGTCCCTGCTGAGGCAAAGCACCGTCGTCACAGTCACGTCTATCGTGATGAGGTTTGCACTAAGACGATCTACGAAGAAGTATATCGTCCTCCAAGGTCACTTGGTAACCCAAGTCCTAGGGGTCAGATCTTTTCTGAGTCTTATGATGTAGAGGTTCCATGTAAGAGACGTCGTAGATACTACGACTCACATCCCAGACCTGTACCTGATACGAACGATTGTTCAGAAGGTACAGTGATTGGAGGATTACTAGGTGGTCTAGGAGCAGCAGCAATCTCCGAAAACGATGCTATGATCTGGTCCATTCCCCTTGGTGTTGTCGGAGGGGCAATGACTGGTTGCCAAATAGACGGAGGTTAAAAAATGTCACATCGATTCTCTGAGATTAAACCAGAGCACTGCTATACTAAAAATGAAGTTGACAAACTCATTAAGGAAGCGGTAGATGAGGCACGGAGAATAGATGAAGAGTCCATGCGGAAACACAATAGAGATGCTACAGTCATCTCTATGATTCTAGGGTTCACAACCTTAGCATTGTTTCTGGATGGACTCCTTCGCATCTTAGGAATTATCCCACCATTCATGGGCATCGATGTTAACGTTGTTGACAAGATCGAGAATGGTATCATAGATAAACTAGACTTAATTAAACAAGTTCCAATACAAAAACTTTTACGTCGATGAGTGATCTTCAAGTGGGTATCTATTTTATTTGCTTTGCTTTGGTAGCAGGTGCATCGTTTGCTTTTATGTTTAAGATGATGACTACTACACTAGAAGAGTTTAACAAACCAGTACAGAAAACAAATGTACACCCTGAGATGTCAGACGTACAGAGTGGAGAGGAGTTGCTAGTCTTCAGAGGATACGAAGAAGACGATGAAGAGGATGACGATGACGAAGGTGATGTAGTCGTAATCCGAAAATGACTTTTAGTTTCAAAATATCGCCCAAAAAAATCCCGCCAAAAATTTGACCCCTTTAGTTTTTTCATGAGTGACGTACAGTATAAAAAGCACAGAGTGTTTCGTGAGACAGAAGATGTTATCTTCTACGATATATCTGTAGAGGAATCAAATGCTAGTGATCTTGTAGTACACACAGGTGCTGCAGTATCACCTCCCGATGACATGGTAGGTGCAAAACAGTTTTATATACATTATCATCAGGTAGATTACAATCGTGTTCTATCTGGACAGAGAATGTTTGAATTGGTAAACTTTGATTGGAAATATCCGTATCACATTGTACATCTAGACGTTCACTCTGGTGCACTGATCATTCCTACTAACACATACCATAGATCTGTGTCTGGAGAGGGTGGATCTATAGTAATTAATCAAGCACAACGTGATGATTTATTCAAACCAGATACAGAGTTTATACCTGTCTCATCAGCAGAGAAACCAAAACTTTATAAGGTTTTACTTCATGAAAAACCAGTTATCCATAGGTTAGGAGAATGATTAGCACTGAAAAACTTCTAGCAATCTATAAGGTTGTCAGAGTAAAACGAAAACCGAAGTATAGTCCACCTCGTAAAGATCACAATCAACATCTATACGGATGATTAGTAACCGCCACCATATCCTGACGAACCAGAGGAACTAGAACTGCTGCTCGAAGAACTTGAACTAGTATCTTGAGTCGTTGTAGTTGTAGCAGTCGTTGTAGTATCTGTAGTCGTTGTAGTTGTAGCGGTGGTAGATGTAGCAACTCCAACACTGCCTGTTGTGCTCGCAGTAGAAGAAGGACCGTAATCAAATGTAGTTGCACTCGTTGCTGCCGACTGTCTAGACACACTAGCAGTAACAAAACCTGCAATATCAATGAACCTCGCTGCAATAGACAGTGGGGTTTTCTTATTGTTTACATCATCTAGTTCTGGATGAGGATCGTATGATACTTGTTCTGTAATCTCTTCAACCATCATGTCTGCAAGACCTATTGTTGGGATTATAATTTGTCTCTTTAACTCATTAAGAAAAACTTCATGTTCATAGTTAGTCACAGGGTATCTAGATTGTTCTGCAGTAAGTGCAGTTCCATCTAACATGGTAGTTCTATAATTTTCTAATACTTCAATACCTTTCTTTGTTACTACAACATCACCATCTAATACTTCATTCGTTTCGTAGTGGTGGATACCATTAGCATCTGAATACACTGAACCGATGTATTTCTGCAAATCATAATCAGTCTTTGGCCAGTGGTCGTAGAAGTCTGTGATATTATTTACCATTAGGATGACCCAATCCAAATGTCCATCACCTAGAAAATTTCTTGCAAGACTCTCAGGTGTGTCATTGACTCTGAGTTCATATGCCTCAAACTGAGTAACATACTGGTCAAGATCCTCTCTTACCTTTACTCTTCTAAAGATATTTTTGACCAAACGATACTTATAGTTCTCACTATCGGAGATGCCTTCTCCTACATATACATTTGGAAAATAAGAAAAATAAGACATTAGAAACCTTTTGCGATAGAACCTTGATTGATAACAGAAGTTTCGGTAAACTGCATATCAAGTTGAATAGCAGGAACTGATACTGCACCTTGATCAACGGTTTGGAAAGAAGAATACTGCCCATCAGGAGTATAATTGACTGTAATACTAGTGCAAACTGATGGTTTTATTCTAAAATGTAATCCACCTGCTTCTGAGATAGTATCTGCTTCTGGATCGTATCTGACAAATCTAAGTTCATACTTATCAGGAATCTCAAAGAATCTATTAGCAGCAAGAGCACCAGTGGTTGCAGATGATGTAATTGTGTTACCACCATCTTCCTGATCAAAGAGACCAAATAATTGCTTTTCGTCTATACCTTTAAGTCTAGGTGCAGCACCTGTTTTAAGGTAAGTAATAATATTGTATATTTCTTTTGCTTCATTCATTGAACGAGAGAATAATTTAAAGGAGAACGAATGAGTTCTAAACTGCATTTCTTTAAAAATTTGTTCAGCAAAGGGGTTGAATACTCTACCTTGACCAACAGCAAGAAGATCACTTGCAGTAACGTTTCCTTCACCACCAATAAGTTGGTTTAAACTACCTACTGAACCTGCGATCACTGATGCTGCCAGTTCTGGTACAGCAGCACCTGCAGCAGTTTGGATTGATGATGCTGCGTCATCAAAAGTTGTTCCACCTGGGTTGATCATAGTACTTGCCATGGCACCTGCAACACCCATATTAACTTTAGCATATGATGCTTGGTATGCAGTTGAGATGTTTTTAGGCATCGCAAGATACACTGAAGTGTCATTCCTTTCTAAATTTGATTCACTCCCTGGCATATTCATGCCTTTATAACCGCCACCAGTATCCTTATAATTAATTCTTGATCTTTGAATGTGAATATAATCTACTGCTTCAGTAGGGAATGGTTCATCGTTTGCTCTATCAACGACAGCGGAAATTGGATATCTTAATGTGCTTTTGTTCGCCATTCGACCTAAATAAAAGAGTACATATATTATATTTATGAGGTATCAAGGAAAATATCGTCCTAGTTTCCCTCGAAAGTACAAGGGTGACCCTAACAATGTTATTTATAGGTCATCGTGGGAGTACAAATTCATGAAATGGTGTGACGTCACATCATCTGTAACTGAATGGGGTAGTGAAGAGATTATTATCCCCTATGTTTCTCCTGTTGATGGCAGAAAGCACAGGTACTTTCCTGATTTTTATGTAAAGGTTAAGGGTAAGAAGTATCTAGTTGAAGTTAAACCATTCAAACAGACACTTGAACCCAAAACACAAAAACGACATACCAAACGATATATAAATGAAGTTGTTACCTATGCTGTTAACAGAGCAAAATGGAAAGCAGCAACTGAATTTTGTAAAGATAACTCTTGGGAGTTTATGTTAATCACCGAAAAAGAACTTAAAGTCTAATGGCAATCCCCAATAAAGAAACTGCAAGACCCGTCGCCAGTGTTGGTGGTGGTGTTGGTGCGTTCATGGAGACGATGCTTAAAGACGAGACGATGCGTCCGTCTACTCTTAATAAGTATTCAGTCAACTTCGCATCACCCCCAATCCTTCTATCAAAGAGTGTCGGTGGTAAATCTCAGGCAGATAATTTACAACTCGAAACAAAAACTCCTGCAAACTTACTAGATTACTATGCAAAAAGTGTAAGTTTACCTAGCAGACAGATTACTACTGGACAGTTTCAACCTCCAGGTGCGTCAGTAAGATACGCAACCAACCAAGCATTTAGTCAGATGCAGATTGAGTTTCTAGTTCCTGCATCTCAATACACAAGATCTATATTTGAAACATGGGTCAATAGAATTTCTAGAGATTCCAATCAGATGGTAGATTTCTATCAAGAGTATTGTTCTCCTAGGGTAAGAGTTTATAAGTGGGAGACACAACAAGCACAAAACGTTCTTACTGGTTGTTGGGAGATGAGAAATGTATTCCCATATAACATTGGATCTATTCAGTTGAACAATGAACAGAATCAAATTATGTCATTGTCTATGGGATTCTATTACGAGAGATATAGATTCTACTCTGCAGATGCATTCTCTGATCCTGGATTGAGAAATCAAATCACTGTTCCTGGTTCGATTGGTGATACTTTCAAAGCTGATGAAACCAGTGGCAATACTACAGTTAATACGACACCAAAATACAGCGGAGAAACATATACAGTATCTGGTGTTACATACAGAAGTGACACTGGTCAACCCATTTCATTTGATGGTTCATATACAGGTCCTCGCTAACCTGACTAAATAAAAACATGAAGTGAACTACACCTTATGGCATTACCTAAGCTAAATGTACCTAAGTACAAATTGAAACTACCGTCTGACGGTAGGACTGTGAACTATAGACCTTTCCTTGTTAAAGAAGAAAAGTTATTATTAGTCGCAACTGAGACTGGTGAACAACCAGAGATCATCGATGCAATCAAAGATATTATTCAATCATGTACAGATCTAGATTCTGTAGATGATTTAGCAACCTTTGATATTGAGTATTTGTTTCTACAGATTAGAACAAAGTCTGTAGGAGAAGAAGTTGAAGTATTAGTCAACTGCCCTGATGACGAAGACACTCAGGTCAAGGTCAAGATTCCTCTTGATCAGATCAAAGTCAAGAAAACTAGGGGACACAAATCTACTGTTCAACTAACTGATGAGTGCGCTGTTGAAATGGGATATCCAAGTCTGGATATGTTTGTGAAATTAAACTTCACCGATCAAAACATTGGTGTGGAAGAAGTTTTTCAGATGGCAGCAGCATGTGTGAAAACTATTCAAGATCCTAATCAGGTCTATGAATGTAAAGACGTTCCTCAGGAAGAGATCCTTGCATTCTTTGATGATATGAATAGTGGGCAGTTTGCAAAGATTCAAGATTTCTTTGACACCATGCCCAAATTAACTCACACTGTGAAGGTTACTAATCCTAACACTGGAGTAGAAAGTGACGTAGTACTGGAAGGACTAGCAAGTTTTTTCGGTTAGCCCTACTTCATACTAATCTACAATCATACTATGAGGGTAACTTTGCACTGATGCACCACCACAAGTGGAACATCGAACATATAGACAACCTTATGCCATGGGAAAAGGAAATCTATTGCGACATGCTTATCAACCACCTCAAAGCAGAGGAACGTAGAATGAAGGAGAAACCATAGCAGTGGCAAAAATCGTAGCATACAAGTTTGTAAATCCAGGTGGAAGATCTGTAAGATCCTCTGGAGGAATTGCTGCGAGAAAACAACTGCTTGCTGTTAATCGTGTTGGTGCTAGTACAAGTAGTTTAGCGACTACATTAAGTGACATTGCAAAAATCAATACAGCATTTAAAAGAACTGAAACTGAGATAGAGAAACAGCAACGTAGAAAACTACAAAGAGAAAGGGATAATCAAGCAGAAGAGTTACAAGAAGGTAAGAGTATTGAAAAGGGAAAGGTCGATGGAGAGTTTAAAAAGGAAATTAAAAAGAAACCTAAAGGTGGTCTTGTAAGTAAAGCACTTAAGGCAAAGAATGGTTTCTTTGGATTCTTAGAGGGATTCTTAAGTCCCATTGGTGGTCTGATAATGAAAATTGCTGCTAAGGCAATCTTCGCCAACATTCTTCTCTACCTATCAGACCCAAAGAAAAGTGAAGAGGTAAAAGTTTTTATTGAGAAGGCATCGTTTGTCTTCAAGAAACTCTATCAGTTTGGGTCGATGATTGTTGGCAGTGTCATGGACACTGTTGGGCAAGTTGTTGGGAAGGAATCTACTCTTTCAGAGAGACTCATTGGACTTGGTAAGATAATCGGTGCCATCACTGGCATGACATTATTGCTTGAAGGTGTTGGGATGGTTAGGGATCTTTTCAACACTGCAGAAGATGTTGCTGATACTGTAGACACTGCTAAGGATGTTAAGCGTGCAATGCGGACGCAGAAAACAGTCAAAGAGTTAGGAGAGCAGTTCGGTCAGAAGGCAGGAAAAAGATATGCAATGCTCATTGCTGATGGTGCTGATGATGCAGCAGAACTCTTTGCAAAAACACTGCGAGAGACTGGTGATATTAAACAGGCAAATAAGGCAGTAAAAGCATTTACAGAAGGACTCGATGTAGCAGCGGATGCTGCAAAAGTAGCAAAACAACCTGGGTTCTTTAGTAGGATGATGTCGAAGGGTAAAAACTTCGCAGTAACACAAGGACAAAGAGGATTAAATTTTGCTACAACTGAAGGAAAAAAACTATTAGAACTTGGATCAACTGCACTTCAGAATCTTGCTGCCAGGTTTCCTAAAGTTGATATCATTGGAGCGTTAAAGAGTCTTCCAGATAAAACAGTAAAGAAGTATAAACAGGTGGCAGCGTGGGGTGCTCAGGCGATGGACAACGCCAAAGCAGGGATCAACTCACTCACGGAGACTATTGGTAAGGGATTTAATAATCTTGGTAAGTTTGCACAAGAGCAGGTTCTTGGCAGACTTTATAACAAGTTCAAACCATTCTTTGATGGTATTTCTGATGTAGTCAAACCTATAATCAGTAACTTTAAAAAGAATTTGTTATCCATTCCTGGAATGGAAAAGGCACCTGGGGTCTTGAAGAAGATGGGTATCAATGGTTTCGGTGACATTTCTAAGGCAGGTTCTAAGTTAGGAGCACGAGCATCGAGTTTCTTACCCTTGATTGGTAGTATCGCAAACTTCTTATTTGCTTATCAACGTCTGTCACAGGGTGATACTATTGGTGCTTTGATTGAAGGCGGTTCGGGTGCAATCCAGTTTACAGGAGAACTAGCAACAGTAACAGGTGTAGGTGCAGCACCAGGTCTAGCCGCGATCATAGCATCATATGCAGGTGACGGTTACATGTTCCTTCGTGACTTCATTCCTGAGATACAAGAGAACGAAGAAAAGGCAGTTGGCGCAATGGGTCTAGGTGGAATTAAGAAGTTTATTGATCAAGCAGTCTCTAAAGTATTGCCTGGGTTTGGTGCCATTATGAAGGCAGCGACAGGTGATCTTGAAGGTGCAGGAGAAATGTATAAGGATCAGAGTAACTATGCAGGTCAAGGTTCAATGACCGAACAAACAAAAGAACCAATTGATGTTGAAGATCCAATCTCTATCTCTACAAAAGGTAAAGTTTCAGGTCGTTTTGATATGGAAACTGGCAAAGGATATATTAATGATCGCGAAGTTCCTATGGAAGAGTATGAAGCATTTGCAAACATGAGTATGGCAGAGAAGTTAGCGAAATATAGTAAAGCAGCAGGTGGTTTAGTAGGTTCTATTAGTGCAGTGAAAGGTTCTCTTACTGCAGTAAAACGTATTGCTTCCTCTAAACTATCAGAGGAAATATCAATTGCTAAAGAAATGGCAGAAGCAATCGTGGTACCAATGGTAATTCAACAATTAGCACCTATGCCTATGCTAGTACCAATAAATAGTGGCGATGGTAACACTGCATCAATCTCTTCAGTAACTTCTAGACGATTATAATGGCAAAAGCAGCAGTACAAAAAGGAAGCAAGATTAACGTTTACAAATTAGTAACCGTTAAAGAACCTGATGCAAGACAAAAGAAGAAAGATCCTACTGGGTATGAGACTGCAAGAGGTCTGAATGCAACTACTAAAGCAGTTAATAACTTAGGTACCACTCTCAATGGTATTAACAAAATTGTTGGTGACCTTAAGCAAATAGAATTAGATCGTCTTGAAACTGCAAATAAAAATAAACCCAAGATGGATCCCAAGTATGGGAAAAGTAAGAAAGGTGGTGGTATACTAGGATCACTTGCAAAAGGATTTCTAAAAACTGGTGGTGGATTCTTATCAGGTCTATTAGGACTACTCGGTAACCTATTCAAAGCATTTGTAGTTCTTCCTGTTTTGACATGGTTAAGTAAAGAAGAAAATCAAGAGAAGGTTGCAGGTGCTTTAGAAGTATTGGCAAAGTTTGGTAAGTTCATATGGAACTGGGCAAGTTTTGGAGTTACCAATACAATTGATGGACTATATAAGTTACTTAGCGACGATTCGTCTTGGATGGATCGACTTGTTGGGTTTGGTCAAGCACTTTTAGGCGTTGGATCCATCTTCATCGGTTTAAAGGGTCTAAAATGGTTACTAAATCCTGTCAAAGTTGCTAAAGGTATTACAGCAGCAGTCAAAGCATTAGTTAAATTCGTAACGAAAAGAGGAAATCCATTGCGTATTCCAGGTAGAAGAAAAGGTGGGAAGGCAGCAGGTGGTTTAGTTACCGCTGCTGCTATAGCATTGCCACAGATGGCACAGGGTGGATGGATAACTGGACCCCAGTCTGGTTATCCTGTATCACTTGATGGTGGTAAAAGCACATCATTCATTGGTCATGGCACAGAGTATGTGTCACAGAAGTCAAGTGGTGGTGCATTTGTTACCCCGTATGATACTCCTGCAACCCGTAAGAATCCTGGGCTGACTGCTATGAGACAAGCAGAAGCAGCAAGAATGGGTTATTCTCAGGGTGGTGAAGTAAAAGAATCTCTTAATCTAACCGCAGATCAGTTCAGAGCACTTGCATATGGTGTGAGTGGTGAAGCACAACGCAATACTGCTGATGAGTATGGAACTGCAGCAGCAATCTTAAACAGAGTTGCAGATCCTAGGTACCCTAACAACATCATGGGCGTTCTTAGTCAGAACAATCCCGTTCAGTTTGCAGCATACTATGATGGTAGTATGCGCCACGAAGAGAAGTTACAAGAGAAACTTTCTTCTCAGGTAGGACAGACAGCAATCATTGCAGCACTAAGAGAACTTAAAGGTAGAGATAGTTTTAAAGGAACTGCCATGTACAAACACATGGGTTCCGATGACGTCAAGTTCTCTAGAAGAGGAAACTTCTATCATTATTCAGAACAACGAGGAAAGAATGATCCTCCTCCGTCATCTATCCCAACGCATTATCTAAAGTTCATTCAAAATCAACAGGCAGATCCAGATCAACAACCAAATGCTCCAGGTAATGATAGTGGAATAATGGGAGGGTTATCTAATGCTCTCCAAGGTCTTACTGGATTTCTTAGTAATGTATTCTTAGGAGGTCCTGCACAAGCAGCACCAATGCCACAAGTAGCACCACCACCTGCAAGGAAGGCGGAGTCAGCAGCAAATGATGGAGCAAGGGGAGTTTCAGTTGCTACTGGTGATATGGGAGAGAAAGTATTCCCACTTCCTAAAGGTAGATTTGAAGCAACAGCAAGGCAAATATTTGGTGCACCGAGAGATGGAGGATCACGGTCACACCTCGGTGTAGACTTAACTGAAGCATCTCCTTGGGGACCAGATCCAAAGATTCCTGTTGTTGCTGCTATTGCAGGATCAGTGTTAAGCGAAGAATATAAGGCAGGGCAGACATACCATTCAGGTGCGATGATTCGAGGTAAAGATGGTTATGACCAACGATACTTGCATATGGAACCTAGTGTAAAACCTGGGCAGGAAGTCAATGCAGGTGATCAGATCGGTAGACTTTATGATGATGGAATCAACAGTCACTTACACTTTGAGGTATACAAAAACGGTAAGGGTGGAGCTCTAAATCCATCTTTGATCTACCCAAGTATGTTTAAAGCAGGAACTACAGGTGGAATGCAGATGAGAAATCCTACTGCATTCACTGCTTCCAGTTTAACAACTCCTGGTCAGAACAAACCTTCTCAAGCTAGCATCCAATCACAGGGTGATATGAGTAGAACAGAGGATACAACCTTCTCTGGTATGGATGGTATTCCTAGTCAGTTCTCTGCTGCTAAAAAACAAAGAGAAGCATTACTTAATGCAACTCAAGAAAGAGATAATGCACGAGAGAATTTTAAAACAGGCGTAGCAAATGCTGTGATGACTGCACAAACACGAGTAAATGAGTCTAACCAACAGAGTGCTAATGCTATTCAGCAAGCAAACTCAGGTTTAAAAAGTGCAAGTCAAGGTGGAGGAAGTAAACCCATGGTGAGTGGTGGTCTTCCTGGGGTTGGTAGTGTAAACATCAATGGTGTGATGAAAACTACAGCATATGCGTTGAACTCTAACAAGAATTTTATGCGAGGTATTCTTAGATGAGCATAACAAGGTCAGTTGCAGGTGATTGTAGCGTATCTGTTTTTCTTTTTAGAGATGGACAACAACTCAAAGCAAAAGATGGAGGAGAAAACTTAGTAGGTTTCCTGAGAGGTTGGGAACTCTATGAGAGTATTGAGTCAGGAACTATCGAAGGTACGTTTATCTTTGAAGACTCTGCAGGTATCTCTAACATTTTCAGTGGATCTGAACTCATTAAGTTTCAAGTCAGAGGAACTATTGCTACTAGGACATATTATCTAAGAGCATACAATATTAGTAACAGATCAAGAACTGGACAAACTACGGATGTTTTTATCATTCAAGCATGTTCTGATGAGTACATTAAGAACGAAGTATCAAATATTTTTGGTAACTCAGAAAAAATATTTAAAGAAACTGAATCATCTGCTATTGTTAAAGATGTAGTTAGGAACACCAAGTATCTTGGAAGTGGTAAAAAATTATTTGCTGAGGAGAGTCTAAACAAACATAAATTTATCGCACCAAACTGGAGACCCATGGATGCGATCTATTGGATTGCACAGAGATCAATCAGAAAGAAAAAGACGGGTGGTGGATTCCAGAACGGGTTTACTTTCTTTGAGAATGCAATGGGATACCATTTTAAATCTATCGATGGTATGATTGAAGATATTAACAAACAGGATGTAGAAACTAAAACTAATCCATCTACAGGTATAGCAAGACTGTATAAGTATGTCTATTCTGCTAAGAAAATTGATACTGGTGAAGGAGATCAATTTAAGATTGATAGTGTTAGTTTTCCAGAAGAAAAGAACTTTTTGATGGGTCTGAGACACGGTGCTTGGTCAGGTTACAGCGTTGGATTTGATCCTGTCACAGTCAATCAATCTAGGTGGGGTGGAGAGAGTTCAGATCTATCAGCAGACATGTACAGGTATAAAGTTTCTGATGCATGGAAGAATATGTCACACTTGGGTGGTAAAAATGCAGTAAACCCTATGTCACGACTTGATGACGACTTTAAAAATCTCGTTGACAACCCTAAAAGGGTGCGTTATAGTATACTTCCGAACCAAATTTTCGATAAGAAAACATCTGCTGGTTCGGCACTCAGTTCGCAGAAAAACTATGAAGCACTCGTAGAGTTGCAAGCATATCAATGGATGCGAATGGAAACGATGAAAAACACGAGAGTGCAAGTAGTCGTCCCAGGAAACTTGGATCTATATGGGGGTTACGGAATTCACATTACGTTACCATCTACCGAAAAATCTGGAGAGAAAACCAAGATGGATAAACGATTTAGCGGTCGTTATATGATCGTTACAATCGCCCATAAAGGTACTCCCGACAACTTCTCGTCAGAGATGCTACTAATGAAAGATGGTGTAATCCCCTAAATAGTTCTGTATCACTCAGGTACTAACATGAAAACACTAGAAGACCACATCCAAAAAGATAGAACAATCTTAGACAATCCTCAAATCAGTCCTCAGACTCGTAGACACATTGAAGGCGAGTTGCACGACTTAGAAGATTACGCAGAACATCACAAAAAGGAAATTGAAGCAGGAGATCATCACGATCCTACTTACCTAGAACTTTACTGTGATCAGTTCCCTTCAGAACCAGAATGTCTAGTCTATGACGATTGAGTCTTATCTCTTAGGACTTTGGAATAACATAGCACAAGCACAAGCAAATCCCCATGCCTACGCATCAATCTTTATGCACTGGCAAGAGATAGAAGGGGGTTTGCAGTCTCAAAATTACTATAGAAAAGACGGACCCTCTAACCCATATCGAAAAAGATTTCATAAGAAAGTTGTAATATCTGACACCCAAATATTAATTGAGAACTACGATATAGACTGGACTAAATCTGAAGAGTGTGGTATGATGTTTACCTTCGATGGTAACGCATGGCACGGTTCTGTTGTGGGCAACTGTGTCGTCAAAGGAGTTGAGATCAAATCAAAGATGTCACTCTTCGGAGACAAACTACATAGTTGTGACCAAGGTTATGTCGATGGACGTATGATCTGGGGTAGTAAGGAAACATATAAGTTTGTTAAAACCAAAAACACCTTTTAGTTTCAAAAATCGGGGTAAAAAAATCCCGCCATTTTTTGACTCTTAGGGTTTTTTACTAAATAATCAAAAATCTGCAGATAGATGCAAACAGTTGAAGGTATCCTAAATGAACCTACAGTAAACTTTGTCGGTAAAGACGGATTTTTCTGGTGGGTTGGTGAAGTCGAAGACAACGAAGATCCGATGGAACTTGGTCGGTGTAAAGTTCGTGTGCTTGGATATTATACTAACGTAAGGGGTGGCACAGTTGCCGATCTACCTACAGAAAACTTACCATGGGCAACAGTATTACAACATACTTCACAGGCAGGTAACGACGGACAAGGTGAAAGTTCAGGACAACTCCAACCTGGTGCTGTTGTTATGGGTTTCTTCATGGATGGTGAAGATGCTCAAATGCCAATAGTTATTGGTGTTTTGCGTGTACAGAAGAGTACAAGTACAAAGCATGACTTCACCCTCACAGGTGAAAATATGGAGGATGGAAGTACAGGTGTAGTCAACCCTGCACTTAGAAGAACTGCCGATCCTAATAGTATTGATATTAATAATAAAAATAATGCTTCTGGATCAAATGCTGTAAAAATTCCTGGAAGTAAAGTATCACCAGAACCTGCAGGTCCAGGATCACCTAATAATGTAGGTGTACACCTCCCAGGAAGTGCAGGTAATGCTCAAAAACCAAGATCACCTTCTAAACCAATTGCTACTGGTAATGGTGTAGGCGGACCTTGGAAATCTGTGGAATCTAAGTTAAACTATCTTATTGAAGATATTTCAGATACAGCAGGTACACTGGTTGCAACAGAAGATGGTGACTTCATTGACATTGTATCTGGTAAAGTTGTAACTATTGAAAAACTTACAGCAAAACTACAAAACTTTCTAGGTTCTGTTTTCTCTCAAATTATCTCTGCAATTAGAGAGGCAACATCACAACTTGCTGAACAACTTGGTGGTTTGTTAGACTTTGGTAGTCTCATTCCAGGAATTCCATTTTCACAAATGGCACTTATTCAGACTGCAGTGACTCAGATTTTATCATCTCTCTGTATTTTTGATAGTCAGATTACTAGTTTCATTAATGATCCTGTAAGTGCTATTCAAAGTGGTATTAACAGTTTGCTTAGTGGTGCTATCAGTAAAGCACAAATGGTAATGCAGGGTGTTCAAGATACTATTGATAGTATTGTTTGTTCTGTACAAAAAGTTCTCAGTCAACTTAAGAGTGTTATCAGCACAGTAAAATCAGCAACTAGTGCAGTTGCAGGTGTTGAGGATATCATCAGCAGTTGGGAAAAAGGATCTGGCATCTTTGATGGTGGATCTGACATGTTCCAAAATGGACTTTCTGGTCTTGCAGGTTTACTTGCTCTGTTTGTTAAGTTTCTTGGTGGTGGTTGTGATAGAAAACCTGATGGTGGTACTGATAGTCATGGATATTTCCCACTATTCGGTGTTACCAACTGTAGTGATGAAGAACTAGCAAATATTAATAAACTGAGGGGTAGTAATAGAGGAAGTTGTGAAGGTGATAGTTCTCCAACTGGTGTTCTTGATCAAATCTTCACAAAAGCAGATCCTTATCTTTCTGTAGCAAAAACATTTGTAGATGGTTCATTCGATCACCATGTAGGAACCCCAGGTCGTCAGGCACACGTTGTCAAAGAACCTAGTGGAACGACTCACTCATCTTACAATATCAACAACAACACTTTTGCAGAGTGGACTTATCTAAAGGCATTAAGAGAAAAAAATCCTGATATTTCAGATGAAGAAGTTAAGAAAAAGACAGAAGAATATAAAAAATCTAACAGAGGTGGTAGTAAAGATGATACTGGTAATTTAGTTGCTGATCACTCCAGTTACGCAGGAAATCACACCGTAGATGTTATGGGTGACGATTGTTGTACTGTAGATGGTGATGGTGTTCTAAACGTAGAGGGTGATTATAGATTAAAAATTACTGGTGATATGCATGTAGAAGTTGGCGGAGGTTTCTTCCTGAACGCATCTGGTGCACCTAAAACTGTTGATAGAAATGGTAAGAAGAAGAGCAGTAAGATTCAGAAACATGCTATCACGTTCGGATCTGACGTAGATATTAAGAGTTCAGGTGCTGCGATGGTGATACAAGCATCAGAATTTTCTCTTGGTGCACCAAATACTAAGTTTACTGGATCTACTTTTGAGAACTCATATAAGGTTCAAAAGATGGCAGGAAATGAGTTAGTCTTATCAGGAAATAGTGTTATTAATTGCCTAACTCCTGTACTGAATCAACTGATTAATACTGAAGCAACATCTTTAGTTCCTGCACCAGGAATTTATACTACCTGTCATGGTAATATTAC